ATTGGTATAATTCTGGAATGCTCTGATCATTGTAGAACCTGCTCGTTCACCCCGAACACCCAAGATATTAACCAATAAGTTATACTGATCCAGTTCTCCAAGTCCTCTACTTGCATTAGCAATTTTCTGTAATGCTAAGCCAAGATCAATGAGCTGACCATTAGCATCTATAAAATCTGATTTGGATAATCCTAATGCAGCTAAGGCTTTTCCACCTTTGAAGTTAGGGTCTCCGATTGATTTAGATAAATATCGATAAGCATTAGCTAATGCAGTACCTGCCATTGAACCTTGAATACCCGCATCACCAAGTACTCCAATTGCAGCAGCAGTTTGTTCCAGGGTAGCCCCTAAGTTTGTAGTGGTAGTACCAGCATACTTAATTGCTTCACCCAAATCATACAGATTCGTATTTGATCTGGTTACTGCTCTTGTTAAAACGTCAGAAACTCGAGTAGAATTGGCCTCTGTAGAATCAATCATAAACATCTTCATGATGTTGGTCATGATATCTGCAGCTCCTCCTTTTCCACCGAGTTCTGACATTGTAGCATTGGCTAAGTCAGCTGCAGCAGTGATATTATTAAATATCTCTGTTGTTCCCTGTCCTGCCATTGCCATATATTGCATCGCGGAGCCAATATCCTGTGAGGTAAACATTGTATCTTTACCTAAAGTCTTAGCTCTTTGAGAAAGAAGCGAAAAGTCTGTACCTGTATCCTTTGCAATTGCTTTTACAAAGGTCATGGTATCAATGAATTTTGCTCCCTGTAATACAGCTTCACCTATACCATAGGCAGCTGCACTACCAATTGCCATTCCCGCTGTTGCCATTCTATTGACAGCATTGAGATTAGCATTGGTTATATTTTTAGCCTCTTGATGTAGTCTTCGGATTTCTTTGGAGGATTCTCTTGCTTGATTGGAAAATCTATCCTCCAATACCAAAGCAATACCGATTTGTAGTTGTCCCTGATTTGGGGACCCTGAAGTGAAAATAAGGCAGTCCTCCTATAGTTTAAGTGAAACCATTATTTCATTAATTTTTTAAGCTGAGCAAAATACTGATCAGCATTTTCGAGAAGTCTCTTTCTTTTTGAAAGAGGGAGTTTGTATAGAGTGAGATAATCTATTTGGATTTTAGCTCTGTTGATGTAAGCTAATTCATCCTCTAATATCCCGCGATATAAAAAAAATCGGGAGTACCCATAATAGAAAATCCAGCTTTGTATCCTTTTGTTGGATGTTCCAATTCGATAAGCCCAGTATAATATGGGTCATTCTCAGCAACGGATTTTCTGATTTCTGCCATATCCCTGGGTGAAAATAATGCAAAGCTTTGAACTGTTTCCCATTTGTCACCCACCTTTAATTTAAGGTCTCTGGCTTTTAATTCCAGATTCTTTGTTTTAACTGGAGTGTTCATCATCATTGCTTCACCTTTACCAGTTAACAAAGAATATGAAACTTCTTTTCCGCTTTGAAGTGTTATGGTGAAGTTCTTTGTGTTTCCAAAGGGGTAATATGGAACTGCGAAAGGCTTTGCATTTAATTCTTCTTCTGTTGGGGATTGATGATAATCATCGAAGAGAAGTTCTTTAAGGTCCTGCTCATACCGAATCTTATCCCCATTTGGCCAGGTATATTCGAATTCCATTACTTGACCCAATGAAAAGATTCTAGAGGCAATCAATATTGCATATCTAATGTTACAGGGTAATTCATGTGCCTGTTGTTCTGTGAGCTTTCTATTTGGAGTAAGATTGGTATCTACTACAATCCTTGAGATGAACTCTGAAAAATTGGAGAGTGTTTCTGATTTTATGGGATTAGATAAAATATCATCATCCTCACCATTCTGTTCTCGGATATAAACATAGGCATTCATATCTGGAAGGTTTACCTTCATAGCATTACTGTTTACTAATGTTTCCATCTTTTCTGTTTTTATATGTTGTTACTATGAAAAAACGAGGGATTTCACAACCCCTCGTTCTCTATTCAGTTTTCTACACTTTAGATTTTCTCGATTTGATCAACTGAAAATTCCAAATCTTCCAATGTGTTATCCGAACTCATACGGTCCAGATTTTGACCATTTACCCGGCAAGGCCAAACTCCAGTACAAATCCAAGAGTTAAGTACTGAGCTACCGTCTTCAGCTAATTCATCAATCTTAACTGATTCCTTATACTGATCTGGTGTAAGACCTCCACCTACTAACAAATCCTGGACGGACATAAGCCAATTCCACATCCATACATCTGAACCCGAGGTGGATTCCAATTTCTGGCAAGTAAGATTACCTACTTGTACTCTACCACCTGTTTTAACACTGTAATTGATATCCCCATGTTCTGTCTGGTCAATAGAGATTTCAGGAAGTGTAACATTCTGAAACAGGTACGGATTCAATGGATGTTTTACGAATGTAATTTGCCAAAGAAACTTTTTTCTGGGATTAGAAACTTTTGCCATATCTTTTTGATTTAAGCTTGTTCGATATTAATTGCACCAGAAGAAGCATCCAGCACAATTCCAATGTTAATCTCTTGCAAAGCAACAACTTCTTTGATAACCAGGTTGGCTTTATACTTACCCTGGCGTACATCCTTTTCGTTGTTAACCTGCAAATCATCAAAAGAGGTTGCGAATTGATCACCTTGCCATTCATATGAATGAACTCCATTTCGATTCTGAAGATCCTGGAGATAAGGGTCTACTTCCAAATACATCTTACTCCAAGTTTCGAAGTTATTGGGTTCTTCCAGATAACGTTCCATGATTGGTCTCAAAACTTTCTTGATGTAGTAAATCAACCTTTCTACATTCAGGAATCTTTCAGAATTTGAAAGCATCGTGGAAGTGAAGTTATGCCATAACAATGTAGCTTTACCCCCAGAAGCAACTTCCTTGATAACAAAGATGTTAATGCTTTCAGCAGCCAATTCATTGAGATCATCATATCTTCCTGGGCTACCAAAGTTTTCAGCTACTGGCCCATTGCCATCCCCAACGATTCCTCGATTCTGACCCGCGAATGAATACCAAGGTCCCCATTCTGTAGCAGCTTGAGCAGACAAACCAAATACAGTACCCAATACATCGGAATCCATAAGCATACCATCCTGGTTATACAATCTCAGACCTCCAGCGAAATAGGCAACATGTTCAGAGTTGATCCCTATATCCTGTTTTGCCTTTAAGATCGTAGCCTTGGTTGTGTTTACTTTTGGGATTTCGATAGCATAGGTAGCATTCTTGGTTAAATCAGCAGCGGAATACCCAGCCTGATGTACAGCTTGAGCTTCTGATAAATGCTGATGGATGTGAGAAGCGAAGAACATATAGAAGTCTGAGTAATCCTTCATAACTTTGAATCCCTGAACCCAGTCTGTAGCCACTGGAGTAGTACCGGCATTACCTACTGTACCAAGGTAATACAATGGTTTATCAGCACCCAATGTTATTGGAGCTACATTTGTACTCTTGATAGCAAGAGTAGTGTTATTTACCTTTTGAGCATCATTCAAAAGATTGATCACATCCTGGACTGTTGAGTAATCCTGGGAAGTATCAGAGCCCACTAATACTTTTGTGATTGTTACATCGAAATATGGGTCTGCGGTTAAGAAGTTCTTGAAAAGAGCTGTATCGATAAAGATTGGATGAGTACCATCACCATTCTTGTAAGAAAGTACTGGATTGGTATTTACCAGGAATGCAGAAGTAAGGTTATCTTTAGCATTCGTATTATACAAGCTAGAAATTACTCGATTTCCTACTTGTGTAAACACAACCATAAATTTACCGTTAGTACTTTGGATATCCCCTCCGTATTCCTTTGTTTCAAGTTTGAGCTGGATAGTGATAACCTTTGCATCGAATCCGGTTAATTCCAGGTTCAATGTTTCACCAGTATCCGAAATATAGGCATTGCCAGAAACCTTACCAGCAAGCACTGTACCCTTTACTGCATCTACTTTACCCTGGTTTAAGTGACCAATACGACAGATTCGAAGTTGTCCTCCCATGCTTAATGCACGAGAAATGTTTGAAATGGAACCATCGGGAACTACCTCGGAACCAAATACCTCTGCAAATTGAGCGGGGCTCTTGATTATCTTTGAAGCATCAAAGAAAGGGCCCTTAGTTGTTCTTGCAAGAACAAATCCAATACCATTGTTTGGAGTAATGCTTGCAACATTGTTGTTAATGACTGTGAAGTCAACTTTAGGACTTGTAGGCATATTGTTAATAATTAGAGATTAAAGAATGTTTCGATATAAACAAAAAAAGGAAGGAGAAATGAAATGATTCATCACCTCCTTCCTCCTAATCTGAGTTTCGACTACGGAATGTGTATGTTATCCTTAAGTGGTTGTTCTGTATCCTGATTAAAGATATCAACGTTAATTTCATTAATCGGTGTTTCACTACCAACTTCAACTGGTGGCTGAAGTAAGGTATCTTGGATTTCCCAAGTATATACCTTTTCTATGATCCCTCTTTCATCATTCGAATTATCATAGAAATTAGAAGCAATTACAAAAATGTTTCCATCGAATGGAGCCTTCTCATAAACATAGGGTTTTAAATAACCTCTCTGAGGAATTGAGGAATTCATGATAAGGTTTAGTAATCGTTGATCCTCTGAGTTTTTAGAGACTAACCTTACATTTATATATTGGTCAATTGCCTCGAAAGGAGTTTCACTAACCACATAACCTTTATTTTCTTTTTTCTCTCTATGAAATCGATTTAAACCTATACCTCCGGGAGCGAATCCTTCGGATTCTACTACGATTCTGGGAAAGCTTTCTTTCATACCTTTGGATTGGCTATTACCTACACCAAAGATTTGAATGAATTTGTTTTTGTTCTTTTTTACTTCTTCTACAGCTTGTTGGTAAAGAGCCATGCTCTCTTTCGTTTTCTCATAGAGATTAGGGTCTACTGTTAACCCTAATCTTAAAGTGTTTTCCATAAGAGCCATATAAAATGACCTCTCAATGATTTCTTGTGATGTTACCATAAGCCTCGGATTTGATTTGCCTTTAACCCAGTCCTTGTCATAATGGATCTTCGGATTTCCTTCATTAGGATATTTCGAAGTTCTTTAGGACCTCCTGCACTTTTAAGTGATGGTCTCCATAAAGGCCTGGCAGGGATATTTTCGTTCCCATATTCCAATATGATAGCAAGCTGGTTTAAAGTTAATCCACTGTAATGTTTTGTTCCAGAAGGCATACCAACCAGGATTCTGTTTCGATATTTATAAACCCCAACCGCTTTATAATAATCACCTTTAAGGTAATATATTCCACCATCATGGTTCCTTTTTAATGGAGCCCATTGAACTCCAGAACCTGCTGGGGGTTTATGTGTATGGATTGCCTTTCGGATTATTCTAATGAGTTTATCTGAAAACTTGGCAACCCCAATATCATAGCCATGTTGAATAGCAGGCTGAAGATGTGTTAATCCATTCTCTACCTTTACCCAGTTCCCCATATTTCGGATTTCGATTTTAGGAATGGGAGGCATATAAACACTAATGGAACTACGTTGTTTTCTAGCCATAATCCTTAGAATAAGTATGTTTACATAATAAAACCCAGTAGTATTGTAATATTACATTAATGTAACGTTACCTACTACTGGGTTACCCTTATCGAAGATTATTTATTTTGAAGCTTCTTCCAATTCTGTTAAGGCAGCCGATGCACCGTTAACCTCGGTTTTTAAATTGGCTACATCGGTTTTTAATGTGTTAACATCAGAAGTTAATGTATTAAGTTTATTTGTGATCTCAGTTGTATCAACATTGATCTTATGATAAACTCCATCATCAGCTAAATACTTATTACCTTTACCATCGATTTTAAATGTCATTGCTCCAGTAGTAACCTCGTATAACTTAGAAGTAGCATCACAAACAATAGCAAGTATACTATCAGAGTATCTTGACATTTGATGTTGAGCCTGGGAACTTCCCTCTACAGTGAGAATTGATATTACTATAAGGTAAGTTTCGTGACCACTAACAGCTGACTCTGGAAATTTAATGATCTCCATGGGTACATACCCATCCCCTACTACCTCGGGGATAGAAATAAACCCAGTAGAAACATGATCCTGAAAAGCCTTTCTAACAGCAGCTACATTTTCATCGGAAATGTTACCTCCTTGTTGGCCCATAAAGTCAAATGTAGCTGTAACATCCAGGAATTTATTTTCACCTCCCTCAGGGGTACCTCCCGAGCCTCCCCAAAATTTGTTGAAAGCATAGATTTGATTTGTATTATCCAAAAAGATCACATCACTTTGGGATAATACCCCTTTTTCTATTTCTTGGTCGGCTTGTTCCTTAGTCCATCCATGGATAAGCCTACCATTTGCACCTTTTGTTATTATACTCATATTTTTTATCCTCCATTAAATTGTATATTATGAAGTTCATTATCACAATCCACAGTACCAGTCCTACCTGATTGAAAAACTCCATCGATCCTCCAAATAGCATTACTAGCTATTTGATTAATTCCAAGGCATTCTTCTCCAGATATGGTTACTGACATAACTGTAGACTCTGTAGAATTTTCAATTATCCAAGTAGATTGAGGGGTTGAAGTAAAGTCCCCATAATCATCCCTAGAATTTTCCCTTGCTGTTTTGTTAGGATACTTAAGGATAGAAACTACACAGTGATTATGGGAACCTTGTACTGATTGGAAATTAAGTGATACCACTGAGATACCTCCACTACATTGAATGGTACATGTTGCTACTGAACTTCTGTCTTTGTTTGCAGCAGATACAATTGCAGTCCCTACCTTTAATAAGGCAGTGATATTTGCAGTTTTATTGTTTGGGTAGGATACTGCCAAGAGATCGGATGGAGTAACACTCCAATCAATTTCTTCTGTAGCATCGGCAGGTTCCACTGTTGCAGTTAGTGTAAACTCATCATCAGCTAGCATTGATTTATTCTGTTCTGATAATGTTATTTTTTTACTGCAATGTTTGCCCTTTGTACAGTTACATCGAATTGCTCACTTATGGGCCCATTAGTAACCAATATCTGGGTAGTACCCAATCCTACACTGGTTACAGTATAAGTAGCAGCTCCAGAAGCTCTTACTGAAGCTATGTCTGGGTTTAAAGATTGAACCCAGAAAGGGTTATATCGATTTGCATAAGTTGGTATTATCGATATTCTAAAGGTAGCCGATTGATTTTGACCCTCTATTACCATGTCATTTAACTTCGATATACCGGTTAACGTTGTATATGCTTTCATATTAATTGTAGCTACAACTTCTGGATTACTAACCGATTTTACCTTTACTGTGAATGGCCCGTTTATTGATTTAGCTGTTACTATGCCACTAGATGAAACTGTTGCATACTTCGAATCAGAACTTGATATCTCATAGGTTACTGATTTATCCGTAGCATTGTCAGGAAAAACTGTAATGTACTGTGATACGTCAATCCCCCCCCCTATTATTTGTATCTATCTCTACCTCTGATTTACTGACAGATATGGATTCAACTGGAACATTAGCAGGCTCTAAAGGTTGAATCTTTACATTTAATGTTGCAGTATGAGACCCATCTACTGTAGTAATTGTAATCGTATAATCACCAGGTTCTGCGGTAATATTAGCAATTACTCCCTCATTGATTTCTACTGTTAATCCAGCACTAGCTTTGTAAGTTACTGTTTTATCTGTAGCATCAGTTGGGTCCCAAACAATTAAGCTGTAGATGTTTGTAGTATCGCCAGTAATTCCACTTTCTGTAACAGTATATGTTACTAAGGATTTACTTAGGGTAATCCCATTTACTGGCTTAATATCTCCTGGATTAGTTAATTCGTACCAACTGAATCCTTCGGCATACCCTGAAACTTCACCTCCACCACCAGAACCAGTGTTTACTTCTTTCCATACAGCAGAACCATTTACAATGTTATATAATTGATAAATCTTGGGCTCTCCATCTACGATTGCCCTTACAAATTGACCAATTTTATAACTGAAAGTTTCACCGTTTACTTGATAGGTTAATGTTGATGAAGTAGGAGGGTTCTGTAATTCTTGGGCCTTCATAATCAATTGGATTTTTTCTTGGCCCTTTACATAAGCAAAACTACTTGGATCAGTTTCGTTTAAATTTGGTTGTTCCAAGTTCTGTAAATCATTTAACTTCTGAGCTTCCTCTTCGGTGATTAACCTTGAACCTGGGACTGCCTCTACCTTATTCTGATTTAACTGGTTGAAATTGGTGTTTAGCTTGGTTGCTTCATCTCCCCAATTTGTATCACCAGTTTTAATTCGTTGTATCTGTGCCATCTTCTTGTCTTCTGAGTAATACTTGAAATACTATAGGTTCATCTTTTGCCTGGGCTACTTGAGTATCACCTTTTGAGATGTATAATTCACCATTAATAATGAATCTATCTAATGCAGCATCAAATGTCCAATATCCCTTATTATTGGTGAGCCCTTTTTCTACAAGCTGTTTTTGTGAGACTAACATAGCACAGTTAATCTCATCCAATTCACCAGAAGGTGTACCTACATTTAAAGGCCATGTTCTGAAAGCATTGTAATTGATTAGAGCTTGGAGAGGGATTCTTTCATAATTATTTTCATCATCATCTTCACCAAATGGTAAAGGATATTGAATATGTTTTAACCAAATCACTTCTTGTAACCCTGCATCTTGGTCAATGAAGTTTTGTACGATATGCTTATATTTTTTCCATATCGAATCGTTAACTAAGAATGCCATAGATTTGGATTAAGCTTTCTCTAAGTAGTTTCCTACTAAATCGGATAAATTATGAGATAATGGTTGACCGCTGTCTCTTATACATTTATATAATACCTTGGATTGGGTATAATACTTATCCTTGAATATTTCCATTGGGGGTGCATAAGGAATAGGATCATCCTTTGTCCCTGCATGTTCTTCATCAACCCGTTTCCAAAGGGAGGCTGTTTCCAAAGAGGGTTTCCAATTTTCCTGTGTTTTGTGACCTTGCAATACTTCCCAAAGGTCCCCCTCATATTGGTATCTGTGTCCTTTAACGACATCAATTCCTATTTTCCATTTTGGATGTCTTTCTTTGACCTGTAAGGCTTCCGATGGGGAAAGGTCATATGTATTGATCTTTTTGGTAGCTTCTTTATCCAGTTCGTCCAAAGCCAATAATCTGCTGAACTGACTATTGATTACGGGTTGTTCTCCTTCTGGATAAGTCCATTCTTCACTATTCAGTAGTTCGACAAAAGACGGATCGCTGAACCCGTACCGAGGAAAGTCTTCATCATTAAAGGGAGCAAGATATTCCTCATGCAGGATTACTTTGCTTTGATCAACACTTGTTCTCATTTCCGGCAATATCTCAATTCCATGTGACTTTGCCCAAACTAAGTCTACTATTGCGTATCGCATAATTATTTTGCTTTTAAAGTTTGTAAATAGTTATATGCTTTGATACAGTCGTTTTTGGAGAGGATCTGATTATCATAGATACCTAAATTCTTAAAAGCTATTTGTGCATAATTATTTAAGTTAAATCCTATATTCAAACTTGATTTAACGATCTCAAAATTTTGATCTACGGTATATTCATACTCAACCCAATTTCGATCATATAATCTACCATCTGAGCAAATAGCATGCAATGATTTAGTTCCAAAACTTTGTAAACTACGTGGATTATTAATAGATATAAGCAATCCATTAGCAGTGTTATACAGATAAACATTTTGAGCTTTTACAATGCCACAATTGACCTGAACACTTGATAACAATTCCCAATCTCCAACAATCGTCCAATCTTCGTTCATTGTATAACTAGAGCTCTGAACTTTATCATCCACCCCATCAGTAACTAGATAGCCAGCATATTCACCTTCTTCATTGTAGCCACTTCCTTCAATAAACCCAAAGTTCGACAGTATAAGATCATTACCGTTGCCCGTAATGTTGGCAATAGTAGCACGATCTTCGTCCTCGTTGGTTTTGCCTACCACT